TCTCGCAGTGGGCGGATCGCCATCGCCGGCTGGGATCGCGGGCGTCCGCTGAGCCCGGACGCTATCGTACCGTGCGCACGCCCTACATGCGCGAGATCATGGATCGGCTATCGCCTGGCGATCCGGCGCAGCGCATTGTATTCATGAAAGCCGCACAGGTCGGCGCGACCGAAGCCGGCAACAACTGGATCGGTTTTGTCATCCACCAGGCACCGGGACCGATGCTGGCCGTTCAGCCGACGGTGGAACTGGCCAAACGCAACTCGCGCCAACGCATCGATCCGCTGATCGACGAAAGTCCCGAGCTGCGGGGTCGCGTCAAACCGGCGCGCTCGCGCGACGCCGGCAACACCATGCTGTCCAAGGAATTCGCTGGCGGCATCCTGATCATGACGGGCGCCAACTCGGCGGTGGGCCTGCGCTCGACGCCGGCCCGCTACATCTTTCTCGACGAGGTCGACGCCTATCCGGCCTCGGCCGACGAGGAAGGCGATCCGGTGACGCTCGCCGAGGCCCGGTCGCTGACCTTCGCGCATCGGCGGAAAGTGTTGCTGGTCTCGACGCCGACGATCCGCGGTCTCTCGCGCATCGAGCGTGAATATGAGGCAAGCGACCAGCGGCGCTACTTCGTGCCGTGTCCGCATTGCCGCGAGATGCAGTGGCTGAAGTTCGAGCGGCTGCGCTGGGACAAGGGGAGACCAGAAAGCGCGCATTATTCATGTGGCTCCTGCGATGGCGCGATTGCCGAGCACCATAAGGCGACGATGCTGGAGCGCGGCGAATGGCGACCGACGGCAGCAGCTGTTGATCCTACGACGGTCGGCTACCATCTCTCGGCGCTGTATTCGCCGCCGGGTTGGATGAGCTGGATGCAGATCGCGCGAGCGCATGAGGCGGCGATGGGCTCGGACGAGGCGCTGCGAGCCTTCCGCAACACTGTCCTTGGTGAGAGCTGGGTCGAAACGGGCGAGGCGCCGGACTGGCGGCGCCTCTATGACCGGCGTGAGCACTGGACATCAGGCACGGTTCCTGCGGGCGGACTGTTCCTGACTGCAGGCGCCGACGTCCAGAAGGACCGGATCGAGATCGATGTCTGGGCCTGGGGCCGTGGGCTGGAGAGCTGGCTCGTCGATCATATCGTGATCGCGGGCGGGCCCGACCGGCCGGAAGCATGGGCGGAATTGTCGGCGCTGTTGGATCGTATCTGGTCGCACCAGCGCGGTGCTCACTTGAGGATCGCGCGGCTCGCCATCGACACCGGCTTCGAGGCCCCCGCAGTCTATGCCTGGTCACGCCGGCAGGGATTTATGCAGGTCGCGCCAGTCAAGGGCGTCGAGGGTTTCAATCGCTCGAGCCCGGTGTCAGGCCCGACCTTTGTTGATGCGACCGAGGGTGGCAAGCGCCTGCGCCGCGGCGCGCGGCTGTGGACCGTGGCGGTGTCGACCTTCAAGGCCGAGACCTATCGTTTTCTGCGGCTGGAACAACCAACCGAGGAAGAACGTGCAAGCGGTGGCGTGTTTCCGCCCGGAGCTGTGCATTTGCCGCACTGGGTCGAGAACGAATGGCTCAAGCAGTTCACGGCCGAGCAACTGGTAACCGTGCGCACAAAACGCGGTTTCGCCCGTCTCGAATGGCAAAAGCTCAGAGAGCGCAACGAAGCGCTCGACTGCCGCGTCTACGCCCGTGCCGCCGCCTGGATCGTCGGCGCCGACCGCTGGACCGAGGCGATGTGGTCCGATCTGGAACGACAGATCGGACCAGTGGAGGAGGTCGACAGCAAACAGTCGGCCAATCCGCAATTGGAGAGCGGTGCCGTAGCCGGCGTCATTCGTTCTCGGCCAACGCTCCACGGCCGCCGCGTATTCCAGTCGAGCTATCTGAGTTGAGCCATGACACTCGAAGAGATGTTGGCGCAACGCGATGCGCTGCTCGCGGCGCGCTTTCGCGGCGTGCGCACCGTCGAAATCGACGGCCGCCGGGTCACATATGCGAGCGATGCCGAGATGGCGACCGCTATCACCGATCTCGAGCGCCGCATTGCCGCGACCCGGGAAGGTGGCCGCAAGCGCCGCATTCTCACGTCTGCGTCGAAGGGGCTTTGAGTGCTCGTCTCCCTGACAGCATTTCGTCGCCGCGTCGGTGCCTTCATTGGCGGGTTCGAGGCAGGGCTTGCAAATCGGCGACTGAGAGGATTTCAGCCGAGCAGGGCGCATCTCAACACGCTGATTGCGGCAGCAGGTCCCGATATCACGGCCCGCGCCCGCTGGCTGGTGCGCAACAATGGTTATGCCGCCAATGCGATCGAGAGCTGGGCTGGCAATGTCGTTGGCGCCGGCATCAAACCGTCGTCTCTTATCAAGGATGCTGGCTTGAAAGCCGCGGTTCAGGAGCTTTGGCTCAGCTGGACTGATGAAGCCGATGCGGAGGGCTTCACCGACTTCTACGGATTGCAGCGCCGCGCTGCGCGCGAAGTGTTCATCGCCGGCGAGGTATTCTTTCGATTTCGGTCGCGGCGACCTCAGGATGGATTGACCGTGCCGTTGCAGCTGCAGATGCTGCCCTCGGAGATGCTGCCGCTCAACCGCAACGAGGTTTTGCAGGACGGCCATGTGATCCGGCAGGGTATCGAGTTCGACGCCATCGGGCGACGTGTCGCCTACCACTTCCTGCGCCGGCATCCCGGCGACATCACGGATCCAGGCCTTGCTGGCGAGATGGTGCGGATCCCAGCTTTTGAGATCGCTCACATTATCGATCCGGTGGATGCCGGCCAGTTGCGCGGCGTGTCACGGTTTGCCGCCGGCATCGTAAAGTTGTTCTTGCTTGATCAGTACGACGACGCCGAGCTCGACCGCAAGAAGGTTGCGGCGATGCACGCGCTGTTCATCACGACGCCGGCGCCGTCCGAACCGCTCGACGCCGCGGAGGGTCGGGACGACAATGACGAGCGTACCATCGACCTGCAGCCCGGCCAGATCACCATGTTGGAGCCGGGTGAGGAGGTGCAGACCTCGGCGCCGGCCGACTCGGGACAAACTTACGAGCCGTTTCAGTACCGTACGCTGCTGCAGGTTTCGGCGGCGTTGGGTGTACCTTATGCGTATCTGTCTAACGATATGCTCAAGGCGAACTACTCGAATTCTCGCCTTGCGCTGCTCGAATTCCGCCGCCGCATTGAAGCCTACCAGCATGCCGTGATCGTCTGGCAGCTCTGCCGCCGGGTGTGGGCGCGCTGGATGGACACGGCGGTGCTTGCCGGCGCGCTTGATCTTCCGCGCTATGACGACCGGCGGCGTGAACACCTCGCCTGCGGCTGGCTGCCGCCGAAGTGGGACTGGGTCGACCCGCTGAAGGACGCCCGTGCCGAGATCGAGCAGATCAATGCCGGTTTGAAGAGCCGAACGCAGGCGTTGGCAGAGCGCGGCTACGACGCTGAGCAGGTCGACGCTGAGATCGCGGCCGACCAGGCACGCGAGAATTCGCTCGGGTTGAGTTTCCGGTCGTCCGCAGCTTCGCCACTGTTTCAGGGTGAGCCGAGCAACACGCCGGCCGGCGAACAGGACAATGCGAATGCCTGACCTACCGCATTTGGCCGGCCGCGTATTCGGCACGCCGCTATTGATCGCGCGCGGCAGGCTCGAGGTCATCCTCGGTGTGCTGGGGCCGCGTCTCGCCGGCGGTACGCTGGAGTCGATCGGACCGCAAACCGATCTGGCGCCCCTCACGTCGATCACGGCCGAGAGGATTGCGGTCGTCTCGGTGATCGGAACGCTTGTCAGTCGTTCGGGCTATCTCGACGCCGCGAGCGGACTCCAGGCCTACGACGATATCGCGGAGGCGGTCGCCGTCGCCATGGATGACGCGAGCGTGCGCGGCGTGATCCTCGACGTCGACTCCTCGGGCGGAGAGGTTGGCGGGTTGTTCGACCTGGTCGAGCGGATCAATGCCATTTCGAGCGCGAACGCAAAGCCGCTCTGGGCCGTTGCAAACGAGAGCGCGCTGTCGGCGGCCTATGCCATCGCGAGCGCGGCGGACCGGCTCTATGTCTCGCGCACCGGCGAAGTCGGCTCGATCGGCGTGGTCGCTGTTCACATCGACGAGAGCGGGGCGGACGCCAAGGCGGGACTGGCCTGGACCTTCGTGTTCGCCGGCGATCGCAAAGTCGACGGCAATGCGCACGAGCCCTTGTCCGAACGCGCCCGCGCCACGATTCAGGCCGACGTCGATCGCCTCTACTTCGAATTCTGCGGGCTCGTTGCCGGCAATCGTGGGCTGACGAGCGAGACGGTGCGCGGTATGAATGCTGCGATCTATCGCGGCGAGCTCGCAATCCGCGCCGGCCTCGCCGACCGCGTCGGCACGCTCGACCTCGCCATCGCAGAGATGGCTGCCGATTTCGACCGCATGGCCTCGGCGCCGCGTGCCACCAGCAACCCGACACCCAGGAGGATATCGTCCATGGCGACGAACGACACCGAACACAGTCGAAACGAACCGAACGAGCCGCAGCCCGCGCTGCCGGCAGCATCTCCGGTCCCGGCAATCCCTGAACCGGCGGTTCCTCCGGCTCAGACGGCCATCGTGCCCGCGACTGCCCCGGCCATCGAACCCGACCCCACGGGCAGACTGCGCGCCGAGTTCGCCGAGATCGCTGCCGTTGCCGCGCAGGCTGCCCGGCTCGGCGTCGCGGTCGACGCGGCGGACGCGGTCGCCAGGGGCGTCTCCGCCGATGCACTGCGTCGCTCCGTGCTCGACACGCTTAGCCAGCGGAGCGAGGCGACGAGTGTCATCGTCACGGCGCCGTCCACGCCCGCAGCCGGCGACAGCCCGATCGTGCGGCGCGCCAGGGAGCGTGCGGCAGCGGCCCGCGCCTGATCATCGACAGATTTGAGGAGGATCCCGCATGCCCGTTCTCACCATGGCGCCGACGCTCGGCGACCTGCTCAAATATGAGCTCAATGGCAACTATAGCCGCGAGACCGTTACCCTCAAGGCCGGCACCAACTACACGCTTGGCTCGGTGCTCGGGAAGATCACCGCCTCTGGCAAGTACCGCCTGTCTCCGGCAGCCCAGTTTGCCGGCGACGAGGGTGCTGAGACTGCGATCGCCGTCCTCATCGAGGCCGTCGACGCCACGGCCGCGGATAAGGCCGGCCTCGTCGTCGCGCGCGGCCCCGTGATCCTGTCGAAGGCCGCCCTCGTGCTCGATGCTTCGGTCGACGATGCATCCAAGACTGCGGCCAAGCATGCCGAGCTGTCCGCTGTGGGGCTCGTCGCTCGCGACACCGCCTGATCTTTTCTGAACCTCCCCGCTTGGCCGGGCCTCGATGGATTTCCATCGAGGCCCAATCTTTTTTAAGGAGACCCAACCCCATGGCTCCGATGATCAATCCCTTCGACGCAGGCGGTTACACGCTTGCCGAGATGACCCAGGCCATCAATATCCTGCCTAATATCTACACCCGTCTCGGCGAGATGGGCCTGTTTCGTTTTGAGGGTATCACCCAACGTAGCGCCATCATCGAGCAGGCCGAGGGCGTGCTCAACCTGCTGCCGACAGTGCCACTGGGCGGGCCGGCCACCGTCGCCAACCGCGATGCCCGCTCGATGCGCTCGTTCACAGTGCCGTGGATCCCGCACGATGACGTCATCACCCCGCAGGATATCCAGGGCGTGCGTGGCTTCGGCGTCGCGGATGCCGCAGATCCGCTTGCCACCGTCATGGAGCGCAAACTCACCCGCATGCGGGCGAAGCATGCCCAGACCCGTGAATACATGGAGGTCAATGCACTGCGCGGCGTCGTCAAGGATGGTGCCGGCGTCACCCTTTATGACTATTTCGATGAGTTCGGGCTTGCCCAGCAGGCAGTCGATTTCGTGCTCGGCACCGTGGCGACCCAGGTCCAGGCCAAGTGCCGCGAGGTGCTTCGCAGCATCGAGACGGAGCTCAAGGGCGAGACCATGACCGGCGTGCTCGCGCTGGTCAGCCCCGGTTTCTTCGACAAGCTGATCGGTCACGCCAGGGTCGAGGAGGCGTACAAATACTTCTCCGCAACTGGGGCGCAGCCGTTGCGCGAGGACACCCGCCGGCGCTTCCCGTTCTCTGGTATCGTGTTTGAAGAATACAACGCCACGGTGACGCTCTCGACCGGCGCGATCGAGACGCTGATTCCAGCGGGCGAAGGCATTGCCTTCCCGCTCGGCACCATGGACACCTTCGTGACCTATGGCGCGCCGGCCAACCTGATCGAGACCGTCAACACCATGGGTCTGCCGATCTATGCCCGCCAGATTGCGCGGCTGGACGGCAGCGCCATCGACGTCAAGACCGAGGCCTCGCCACTACCGATCAACAAGCGCCCGCGACTTGCCGTCAAGATTACTACCAGCAACTAAGCTATCGTGGTGGACGCATTCACCGCGGCGATCGATGCGCTGTTCACCGACCCGAATATTGCCCGCGTCGCGATCTGGCGTCCGGGCGGGGTGGGGTCGGGCGTCGCTGTTCGTGTCGCCGTACGGCGGCCCGACCAGGTCGTTGGCTTCGGCGACAGCCGAGCAATCCTGCCGACGGTGCTCATCGATGTGCGCCGCTCGGAGGTCGCCGAACCTGCGAGCGGCGACACGGTCGAGTTCGATGGCGACACCTTTGAAATCATCGCGCCGCCCATTGCTGACAGCCTGCGGCTGGTGTGGGTCTGCGAGGCCTCGTTGCAGGGTTGAGCTGATGCGCTTCACGTTGAAGGCCGACGATCTCGCTAAAGTTCTCACTGACAACGAAATACAGGCAGCGCGCTCGGTCACCGGCGCCATGCGCGAGGTGACCGATGGGCTCAAGGGCGATCTGCGCGCCGATATCGTCGATGCCGGCCTCGGACGTCGACTCGCCAACACCTGGCGCGGCAAGACCTTTCCCGAGGGCGGCGCAAGCCTCGATGCGGCTGCCTTTATCTGGTCGAAGGCACCGAACCTTGTCGACGTCTTCGATCGCGGCGTAACCATCCGCTCGAAGAACGGTTTCTGGCTTGCGATCCCGACGCCGGCCGCGGGCGCGACTGGTCTGACGACGACCGGCGCTCGTGCACGGATTACGCCCGGCGGCTTCGAGCGGCGCACCGGCATGCGGCTGCGCTTCGTCTATCGTCGCGGAAAGCCGTCGCTGCTGGTCGTCGACAACGCGCGGCTGAGCAAGCGAGGGCTGGCACGGCCGAACGCCGGTCGGACCCGCAGCGGCGCGCAGTTCACCCGCCTGACAGGTCGATCGACCGTCGTGGTGTTCATCCTGGTGCCGCAGGTCACGCTACGCAAGCGGCTCGATGTCGAGCCGATCGCACAGCGCTGGGCAAACCGCGTCGGTCCGATCCTCGCGCAGCATTGGAGATGATCGTGCATCAGGCGCGAATGGCAATGGCCACTATTCTCCCATCCCTTGCTTTCATAGCAGCCATTTTGATCGTGACCGTGCCGTGACCAGCAAGCGTGAACAGGTGCTCGATGCGATCGTCGCTCTGATCGCCGCGGCAGTGCCGGAGGCGAAGGTCGAACGCAATCTGGCAAAGCCCGAGCGGGTACCGCCAGGCGGCCTCGTCATTATCCGTGACGGCGATCCTGGTGAGCCCGAAGCGACACTGTCGCCTTTAACCTACATCTTCAGTCATCGCATCCCGATTGAAGTCGCGGTGCATCAAGGGATCGGCCCGCGCGAACAGGCACTCGATGCAATCCTCGGCCGGATCGGGATCGAGATTGCAGCCAATCGGACGCTGTGGGGTTTATGCGATTTTATCGAAGCCGAGGCGCCGGCCACTGCCGATGTCGAGAGCTCCGGCGCATTGCCCGGGCGCTGGGCCGATGTCGTGCTCATTGCAACCTATGCCACGCCCGATCCGCTGAACTGAATATCATCAACATCATTCCGGGAGATTGACATGGCTCGCGCCAGAGGCGCCAACGCAGTGATGGCGATTGCTTTTGAAGCCACCTACGGCACGCCGCCGGCGTCCGGATTTCACAAACTGCCGTTTGTGTCGTCCGGCCTCGGCGACGAGCAGAACCTGATCGAGAGCGATCTGTTGGGGCTCGGGCGCGAGCCGCTGCCACCGAGCCGCGATGTGGTCAACAACGAAGGCGATGTCGTTGTGCCGGTTGATCTGCGCAATTTCGGCTATTGGCTTAAATTGTTGTTCGGCGCGCCAACGACCACAGGGATCGCACCTGATTATGTGCACACCTTCATCTCTGGAGCGCCGGCGCTGCCTTCGATGGCGATCGAGATCGGGCTGCCGGAGGTGCCGAGCTATGGCATGAATGTCGGCGCCCGCGCCAACACCATGCGCATCCAGATGCAGCGCTCGGGTCTCTTGAACGCCACCATGAGCCTGATCGCACAAGGTGAGACGAAGGGCACGTCCACGGGCGCAGGCACACCGGCGGAGGCCGTTATCGAGCGCTTCTCGCAGTTCATGGGCGAGATCAAACGCGATGGCACCGCGCTCGGCCATGTTGTCTCAGCCGAGCTCAGCTATTCCAACAACCTCGACAAGGTCGAAGTCATCCGCCCTGATGGCCGCATCGAGGATGCAGACCCTGCGATGGTGGCTGCGACGGGAAATATTGTCGTACGCTTTGCCGACACCACGTTGCTCGATCAGGCTGTGAGTGGTGCGGCCTGCGAACTCTCATTCGGCTGGCAGATCGATGCTGCAAAATCACTCACTTTCACGCTGCACGATGTCTACCTGCCGCGCCCAAAGTTGCCGATCTCCGGCCCCGGCGGCATTCAGGCGACTTTCGCGTTTCAGGCGGCCAAGGACCCGGTTTTGAACAAGACCGTGACTGCGGTCTTGATGAACGACGTAGCGTCCTATTGATCAGGCTGCTGAGCGGGCCGCGGCAAGAGCGGCAAGGGTTGCTTTGGGATCGCGAGCAACCAGCAAGAGAAGCGAGCGGGCCGCGGGATCGATGGCGTTGCGCCCCTGTTCCCAATTGCGCAAGGTTGCAACCGGAACGCCAAGCGCAGCCGCAAACTGTTCCTGCGTCATCCCAATTCGCTTGCGGATAACATGCGGCGAGAAGCTAGTTTCCAGAGTGTATTCGGCGTCAGGGCTCTCACCATCCTCGATCATATGCCGCCGGATATCTTTCTCGGTCGTGGCGTCGATCTTCGTCCAATCGACGTTGCGTTTCGATGCTTTGATCTGTTCTAGGGTCTTGCGGACGATAGCCATCGTTCCTTCTCCCTTTTGCGGGACGCTCGCGCCGAAATAATCCGCCGTCTTTCAGCTCGGTTTGTGTAGATCACAGTCAGGAAGCGGCCGTTCACAATCCCCACTGCGACAACTCTATCCTCGCCCCAGTCCTGGCGACGGTCTTCCCATTCGACGACCGGCCCAGCGAAGATTTCGACTGCAGTGTCAAACCCAAATCCGCGTTCGCGGCGGGTCCAGTCGCTCTTGGCTTCGTCCCACTCAAATTCCATCGCCATTCTACGCGAATCGCGTAGTCCGTCAAGTTGTCGTCTGCGCGATCCGCGCACTCATTCCGAATCGCCAGTTCCCCGGAGAACGCTACCATGCTCAAGCTATCCATCGACCGCGAGCCGTTCTGGCTCGACCTTGTTCCAGGCGTGCGGGTGCGGTTCCGCCCCATTACCGTCGCCGCCATTCTTGCCGCGCGCGCCGCTGCGGCTGAGGTGCTGCGCGCGGGTGGTGAAGATGCCGAGATCCAGGCCGGGCTAGCGTTTACCTCCGCGCTTGCGCGCTCTGGCATCGCGGCATGGGAAGGCATTGGCGATGCTGATGGCAATCCGGTCGGCCCAAACCCGGACCACGTCGATGCCGCGCTCGATCTCTGGCCGCTATTCGACGCGATCGACCGCCTCTATGTCGCGCCGGCAATCCTGCAGGTTGCGGAAAAAAACGCCTGATCGCTCTCGCCGAATGGCACTTCGGTGGGGGCGATGGCTATTGCGCGGCCTGCACGACGACGTGCGCCGAATGTCCATATCGCGAGCATGCGGTTCATACGCCCGACGGCATCGCGGCCTGGGAGGTGCTGCGCCGCGCCGCAGGTCAGGTGCGCACAGCACCCGGCGGCATCTACGCCGTGGATTTTGGCGCCGTGCTGCTCTTGGCCGACGCCATGGGCGCGCTCACTCCGCTGCTCGTGGAAGTGCTGCCCGAGATCGAGCCGATCATCGTGCGCAGCTATGCCCACGACCGGGATTGATTGAGCCCGTCACGAATTTGAGCGAACGATGGCAGCAACAAACGTCTCGATCCGCCTCGGTGTCGAGGGCAAGGCGGAGGTCAAACGCGCCTTCGACGAGGTCGGGCAGGCCGGCACGAGCGCGTTTCGCGGCGCCGCGTCCGCGATGGATGCCGCCGGGAGTGCCACCGATCGACAGACACAGCGTTTGCTGCGCCTGGCGCAAGCCGCGCGACAAGCGGCAAGCGCCGACCAGTCGCAGCGTAATTTCAACGCTGTGCTCGGTGTTGACACCACGCCGAAGTCTGCGCGCTACTCGGCCGAGGTGTTCGAGAGCGCTGCCAGGGCATCGGAAGACCTCGAGCGGCGCACCGTGGCGCTGCGCGCCCAGGTCGACCCGCTCGGTGCGGCACAAAAGCGGCTCAACGCCGAAATCGCGGAAGCGGCTGCGCTGCTCAAAGCCGGCACCATTACCACGAAGGAGCATAATGAGGCGGTCGCGCTCGCCAGGGAACGCTTCGATCTGGCGTCCGGTGCGCTCAATGAGCTTGGCCATGCGTCGAATCTGACCGGCGGCCAAATTCGGGCGCTGATCACGACGTTCCGGCTGGCGTCCGACGCGGCGGTAACCGGCGAGGTGCCGCTCGGACGGCTCACCATCCAGACGCTCAAGCTCGGTAAGGCGTTCGGTGCGGAGTCCGGCGGTCTCTCCGGCATCGCCGGCAGCCTCGGGCGCGCGCTTGCCGCCGTCATCACTCCGGTGCGGCTTCTCACCGGCGCGACGGTCGGAATGGCGATCGCAGGTGCGACCGCTTATGACGCATGGCTCAAGGGCCAGAAACAGCTGGAAGTCGGGCTTGCCGGTGCCGGTCGCGCGGCTGGCGCCACGGTCGCCGACCTCAATCGTATCGCGCAGGTCGGTGCCGCCGCCGGCAAGGTGTCGGTTGCCGCTGCACGCGAGATGGAGACAGCGTTCCTGCGCACCGGGCGGATCGGCCAGGACCACTTTTCCGGCCTGATCGCGGTCGCCAAAAACTATGCCGTCACCGTCGGCAGCGATGTCGACGCGGCGGTCAAGTCCCTCGCCGAGGCCTTCGCCGACCCGGTGCGCGGGGCAGATCAGCTCAACACGCAGCTCGGCTTTCTCGATGACCGAACGCGCGCCTATATCCGGCGTCTTGCCGAACAGAACGACCGCACCAGCGCACAGCGCGTGCTGCTGGAGGCGATGCGCAGTAGCCTTGCTAATGCCGAGCAGGCGACGACCGCGCTTGGCCGTGCCTGGGATGCGGTCAAGCGCACGGCCTCGGACGCCTATGACGCCGTTGGTCGGGCCATCGACCGCGCCGCTGGCGGCGGCACATCCGAGGAGCAGCTCGCCCGGATCGAGCAGCGTATCGCGGCGCTGTCGCGCGGCTCGAATAGTGCGCCATCGCGGGTCCTGGCGGAGCTTCGGCGACAAGCCGATGATCTTCGTGCTCGCATTGTAGATGCAAGGCACCAGGCTGATGTTGGCCGCATCGAAGCGGAGGCGCGCGCTCTCTCGCTGAAAGTCGGCGAGGCGGTGCGCGACATCATCCCCGGCACCGAGACGATCCGCCAGCTGGAGGTGCTGCGTGGCTCGTTGGGTAAATTGCTCGAAGACCCGCTTGCGGCAAAAAATGTCGATAATCTGCAGAATGTCGAAGACGCCTATCGTCGTGTCACACAGGCGCTCGCGACTTATTCCGGTGAGAATGCCAAGTTCGTCGATCCGCAGGCGCGTAAACTCCGCCTGCAGCAGATCGAGATCGAACTTGTCACCGCAATCGGGCCGGCGCGGCGGGCGGCGTTAGAAGCCGAGCGCGCCCGGATCGAGCTGATCGGCCAGACGGTGACGCCCGAACAGGCCGCGCTCACGATTGAGCAAGCCCGCAACCGGGTGCTGGCGGAGGCAGCAAAGGTCCTGCGCGACACGGCACGCGACCAGCGTTTTGCAATCGAGCAGACGCAGGCCGAGATCGCCTTTGTCGGCCGAAGTGTCGAGGAAAAGGATAAATTCATCGCGCGGCTCAAGGCCGAGCAGGATCTGCGCCGCCAGGGTCTGTCGGCGGCGAGCATCGAGGGGCAGGTCATCCTCGCCAACGCCGAACGCCAGGCCGCGCTCAACGCCCAGCTTGACCGTGCCCGCGAACTCACCCAGGGCTGGCAAAGCGTGTTCGAGTCCTCGATGAACCGCTTTGCCGATCTGCTCGCGCAAGGCAAGCTCGACTGGAAGTCCTGGGCGGAGGCCGGGCGGGCTGCACTCGCCGACATCGAAAAGGAAATTCTCAAGCTCGCGGTGCTGAACCCGCTCAAAAACCTTCTGTTCGGCGGCAACGCGCCGACATTGAACAATGCCGGCGGCCTGTTCGGCGGTTTATTTGGCGGTCTGTTCGGCGGCGGTGGTGGGGTCGGCCCGGTTGCGGCGACCGCAAAACTGTTCGGTTCGCCGATCTATCATTTTGGCGGCATTGTCGGTGGTGCGGCACCGTTGCGCCTCGTCCCGGCGGCCGCTTTCCACAACGCACCCCGTTTCCATGACGGCACGTTCCTTAAACCCGACGAGGTGCCCGCAATCCTGCAGCGCGGTGAGCGGGTGCTCAACCGTAGCGAAGCCGCCGCCTATGAACGCGGCGCAAAGGCTCCGATCGTCCTCAACTTTGCGGTGACGACGCCGGACGCTGCCTCGTTCCGGCGGGCCCAGAGCCAGATCACCGCCGATATGGCGGCCGCGCTGCGACGCGCGGAGCGCAACCTGTGAGCGGATTTCACAATATACGGTTTCCGGACGCGGTGGCGCGCGGAGCGACTGGTGGCCCGGAGTTCTCGACCGACATCATCGCGGTCGCTTCCGGCTTCGAGCAGCGCAACGTCAACTGGTCGGCGGCGCGTGCCAAATACGACATCTCGACCGGCATTCGTACCCGCGAGCAGATGGCTGAGGTCATCGCCTTCTTCCGCGCCCGCAAGGGCCGAGCCTATGGCTTCCGTTTCCGCGACTGGAACGATTTTGAAGCCGAAGCCCAGCCGCTCGCGCCGACCACCGATCCGCTGATTTGGCAGCTGACCAAGCAATACGCCTCGGGGCCTTCGGCGGATCAGCGCGTCATCACCAAGCCCGAGGCTGGCACCGTAGTCGTTCGCGTCGGTGGCAATCCGGTATCGGTCGATGTCGACCACCTGACCGGTCTGATTACGTTCGGCCTTGCGCCCGCGACACAGCCTTATGCAGACTTCCTGTTTGACGTGCCGGTCCGCTTTGACAGCGATCATCTGCCGGTGGTCGCGGTCGCCTATCACATCCAGCAGGTTTCCTCGATCGCTTTAATCGAAATCAGGGCCTGATCCATGAAGACCATATCTGCCGCGCTCGCCGCACATCTTGCCGGCGAGGTGACGACGCTTGCGACGTGCTGGCGCCTGGAGCGGACCGACGGCTGGGCGCGCGGCTTCACCGATCACGATCGCAACCTCGTCATTGATGGCCTGACTTATGTAGCTGCAACCGGCTTCCTGCCGAGCGCGATTAAATCCGGCGCCGATCTGTCCGTCGACAACCTCGATGTGGACGGGTTTCTCGATGATGACGCGCTCAAGGCAGAGGACCTCTCCGCCGGTCTGTTCGACGGCGCCAAGATCGACATCTTTCTCGTCAACTGGGCCGACCTGCCGCAAGGTCGCGTGCTCCTTCGTCGCGGCTCGCTTGGCGAGGTCAAGCGCGCCGATAATCGTTTCTCGGCGGAGATTCGCGGCATCGCGAATCGCCTTCAGCAGGTTGCGGGCAAGCTCTATTCACGGCTCTGTCGTACCAATCTGGGCAGCGTCGAGTGCAAGGTCATGCTGGCTCCGCTGACAGACGAACTCGTCATCAGCGCTGTATCCAGTGGCGACACCTTCACGGTCCCGACGGCGCGGCCGACCGGCTTCTACACCTTCGGCGTCTGTTCCTTTCTGACCGGCGCAAACGCGGGTACGGCGACCGAAGTGCTTCAGCACAACGGCCAATCGATCCAGCTGTTCACACCGATACCGCGACCGATCACGGTCGGCGACCAGGTCCGGCTGGTCGCCGGCTGCGATAAGACCCCGGAGACCTGTCATGCCCGTTTCGGCAATATTTTGAACTTCCGCGGCGAGCCGCACATTCCGGGCAACGACAAGGTCTTCTCCTATCCGGTGCGCGGGTGATGAGCTCTGACGCGGTTCCGGACAGCACCGAAGATCCGTGCTCGCGAAAGCCGCTCCTCACTGATTCTGATTGCCTCATGCCGATGTTCACCCGAGATGCAGTGATCGTCGAGGCGCGGAGCTGGCTTGGCACGCCCTGGCATCATCAGGCATCGCTTAAGGGTGTCGGTTGCGACTGTATCGGTTTCGTACGCGGCGTGGCGCTGCCATTCGTCGGCGAGGTGCCGATCCCACACGACTATCCGGAGACCTGGCACCTCTACCGCGCCGAGCCGCGCATGTATCTCGGTTTCAAGACACACGCCCACGAAATCGACGTGACCGACGCGCTGCCCGGCGACATCCTGCTGTTCGGCGCCGGCAAGGGTCCGGCGCACCACTGTGCCTATGTCGCGCCAGGCGACGGGCTGATCCACTGCTACCGCGAGGCCGGCAAGGTGGTCGAGCACGGTTTCTCGTCATGGTGGCGGGCAAAACTCCGCCATGCGTTCCGGGTGCCTGGGATCGCGGATTGATCATGGCCAAAATTGTCCTCACGGTCGGCGGCTATGTGCTTGGCAATATGCTGCTGCCCGGTCTCGGCGGTGCGATTGGTGGTCTGGTTGGCGGCTATGTCGGCGGCATGGTTGATCAGCAGCTGTTCGGGGGTACGGCCAGCCAGACCGTTTATGGTGCACGTATGCAGGATCTGCGCGTGCAGTCATCGAGCTACGGCGCGGTGATTCCGCTGCTCTACGGCAAGGGCCGAATGGCTGCGAACGTGATCTGGATGCGCGGCTTCGACGAGGAGGTTCGCACCGATACGCAGACGGTTGGCGGCGGCGGCAAGGGTGGTGGCAGTGGCGGCCAGACCGTTACCAACGTCACCTATCACTATTATGCCGATG